TGGATGAAAAAGACATAAAAGACTATCATAAATTAATTAAAAAATTAAAAAAAGAAAAAAAAGAAAAAAGATACGGTGAGCAAGAAAATGAAGAGTTAGCAGAATCTTACAAAGAATCAAGACGACAAACAAAAGAACGAAATGATAAAAAAGAATAATAAATACAACTATATACAAGGAAAACAGATCACGGACCATGGAACAGGAAAACGTGTTTATGAGATAAATAATTATAGACTACCTAGTGTAACTACGATATTAGGATCCACAAAAAACCAAGAATTTATAAAAAAATGGAAAGCAAAAGTCGGTGAAAAAGAAGCAGATAGAATCAAAAACCATAGTTCTAGTAGGGGGACAGCTATGCACAAATTCCTGGAACACTATATACTTGGAACTGGGTACGATGATCTTACAAGCATCGGACAAGAGGCGCGTCCCATGGCCGACAAAGTTATTGAGATTGGTCTTGCGCCAGTGGAAGAGTATTATGCGTCTGAAGTCACGTTACATTACCCGGGCCTGTACGCAGGTCAAACAGATCTCATATGTAATCACAATGGCATGGAAACTGTTGTTGACTTCAAACAAGCCAACCGTCCGAAGAGGGAAGAATGGATCGAAGATTATTACATGCAGATTGCAGCATACGCCATGGCCCACGACTACGTCTACGGCAGTAAGATTGAACAAGGAGTTATCATGGTCTGCACGCCTGACCTATATTATCAAGAGTTCAAAGTACAAGGGTTACAATTAAGGTCCTGGAAGCATAAGTTTTTAAAACGACTAAACATGTATCATGAGCTTATACATGATGAAAAAGAAAACATAATAAAACACAGTGATTTACCTGGGTTATTAAAAGAAATGACAAAAGCAAAAAAAGGCAAAAATTAAGTTTTTTTATGTCAAAATTAAGGCAAACTCTAACATACTGTGATAATTATGACACAATGTGTTGCATAAATACACTTTAGAATTATTCTAACTACTCCAGTGTATATGTATGGTAAAAAAAATAAAAAAAATAAAAAAAACTACTCTAGAAAAAGTGTCTTTTCTGTCTTTTCGACTAGAAGTGTTGGTATATAAGGCTAATGTCTGCCAAATTGTGGTTTTAAAAAGTGTCATGTGACAGATTATAATGTCACTTCACAGAATATTACAGTTTGCCTATGCGCGCGCGATACAAAATTCTGGTAAAACTGATTTTTTTACCATACATATACAAATATGAAATCCAAAAATAAATCTAGAAGAATAAATAGTTACACTAAACCTAAAACTGTTAAACAACAAGTTAAGTTTCCATATAGTAGGTATCGTATAGATTGGATTGACATTATCACTGAAGGCGGTTGGGGTAGTGAGAAAGAATTTAAAGCTATGAAGTTAGCGACACCTGTAAGTGAAGGTTGGTTGTTTAGTAAAGATGATGAGACTGTAAGAATCTTTGCTGGTTATGATGTTGAAGAAGACGGGTCTATTCACTTTTCTGAGAGGTCTGTTTTTCCGACTTCTTGTGTGAAGAAGATGACGAAGATTCACTAATTTCTTCTGGTAATGCGTCAACAACCTTTGCATTTAAAATCGGAGCGTAGTCTTCTAGTATTTTTTTCATTTTTAATTCTAACTCTTCCTCTGACATTTCCTCTAATTTACCTGTTTTTATTATCTTACGGTCTATATATAATCCTGCGGCCATCCCTCTGTTTTTCTCCGCGTTTGTTGCAGCAGAAAAAGCATTTTTCTTCAAAGCGGCCTCTCTAATTTTACCTAGTTCAGCTACATGTTTATCATAAGTAACTTCATACTTTCTAAGTTTTTCTTCTCGTAATGATCCTATGTATTGTACAACAAGTGGTGACAGTCTAGGATTTTGTAGTTCAGATGCTTCAACTCTGGAACGATCCTTACTATACCCTGCAGCTATGGCTGCATCTGACCCTGTAGTTCTACCTTCATTAAATACTAAATATTCAGCAAATCTTTTTTGCATTTCTGTTAATCTTTTTGGAACACCCATCTTGACATTTTAAGGTAACATGTCTATATTGTCAACATATGAAAGATGACAGAGGACCTAATGATTTAGAAAAACAAATATCAAATAAAGATATATTAATTAGTAAATTACACCAAAGAATTACAGATGTTATGTCAATTAACGATAGTCACAAGTTAATTCTAACTCATCAAATAGAAACAAACAAAAATTTAGAAAAAGAAATATTAAAATTAAAACAAGAAATAAAAGATTTTTATCATGTACGTTAAAGAATTACAGACTTTTATGGAAAACTTTACTAGCAAAAAAGGTAATGCCATTAGTAATGCTAGAATTTATATAGAAAAGAATGGTTATCTTGAAGAGATAAAAAGAATGGAAGTGCAGGAAAGCACAATTATTGGAGAACCTAGTATAAGATTGGTTATTAAAACACAAAATGAACAAAGAGATGTTTTGCCAGATAAATTAATATTAGATTATTAGTAGAAAGGAGTAGTATGTTTGAACTGACAGAAGAACAAAGAAAACAATTGTTGCAATATTTATGGTCAAGACCATATGGAGAAGTTGCAAGTATTATTGGAATGTTAGCGTCGTTGAAGGATAAAAAGAACGACAGTGTTACCTCTAAAAAGTAAGTGGGTCCAGAAGCTAAATTATACCAAAAAATACGTAAATCTTGGAGTGAATTTTCTCTTACAAGGTTGGAAAACCTTAGCTCTCTTGGTACTCCTGATGTATTGGTTAGTAATAGCCATGGCCACTTTTTCACTATTGAATTAAAGGTGACCAAGGGTAATTTTATATCTTTTAGTAGTCACCAATTAGCGTTCCACGTGAAACATCCTAAGAATACTTTTATCTTAGCAGAGGCCCTTGGTCCAAGAGCCGCTAATCGTTTTCATATGTACCGTGGTTCAAGAATCTTGGAGCTTGATGCTTGTGGCTTGAAGCTTGACGCTTGCTGCTTGGGGCTTGAAGCTTGTGGCTTGATGCTTAACGAGCTTGGCGCTTCCTAAATATTGGTGCTTGTGACTTGCGGCTTGGAGCTTGCTGCTTGGCACTTGGATCATACCGTTGCTTCCATTTGTGGTCGTGAAAAAACCAAACATAACCTGGCGCACGCCCGCCGCTGTCCGTCGACTGCTTTGGGCTAATGGCCGTCTTCACGTGTGAAGTTTTTTTAGTGTTTACCATAACTAATATTTTTAATTTCCTTGTTCCAACATGCTCTACAGTCAAGACACTTGTTGCCTTGCTTACCTGATGGGCAGCTGGGGTTTCCATCTGTAACTACCGTTGAGGTATGAGTCCAGGCGCTGGGCGCTGGTCCGTCAACCTTAGATCCTGATAACCTGATGATCATGTTGCCCGGGACCACTGCAGGGTCTGGAAGATATGGCCGTTCTTGTGTTGGCATCCAGTGTTTAGTGTCAGGTGTTTGTCTTGCAACCTCCAGGATTTTTTCCATATGCTCATGAGATTGTACGTCTCCTGCATCGTGCCAGCGGAACCACTTCATCCGCTTAATTTGTGCAACCATCGCGTCAACCCACAACGGGTTGGTGATAGCGTCCAGCCTTCTATACTGGGCCGCCTTGATTGCTGGGTACCTGATATAATTGTTTTTCATTGCATAACATCCGAAGCACGGCGTGCCAGGAATCTTAGCAAGTTTTGCCCCTGTTTGGCAGGCCCACGCTGGAAGGCTATAGCTCTTCCCTGGCATTTTACTTGTACCAGTTAATGAGTCTGTAATTTTTACTGCGTCTTTTACTAACATAATTCTTTCTCCTTTAGTTTATAGGATACTATAACCCTATAGGTTTGTCTTGTCAAGCTTGCTGCTTGACGCTTGCAGCTTGAGGCTTGTTGCTTGTAGCTCGGTCCTTGATCCATGAGCCAGCGCGCATGGCCCAGGTAAACCCGGGCCATTGGTAGACCTGGAAGCCTACTCACTTTTATTATCTTCCATGTATTTCTTAGATTTCTCCTGATCTTCCTTCACCATCTTAATGATAGTGTCCAGCGCATCTGCTATTCTCTTCAAGTTATCATTTGCTATATACAAATGACCGTTTGTTTCTTTATCCATAATTATTCCTTTCTATATTTATCCTATACTATCCTTTACCAACTGTCAAGTGCTGCTTGCTGCTTGAAGCTTGAGGCTTTAAACCTCCTTCTTTAGAATGATTTTTAGAATCATTCTAAACTGGCAATTATTAGCAGGACCAACTGACGCCGATGTTCATCACACCGGACCTGCAGTCTACTGGCAATTGGTCCAGCAAATAATGATCAGTCACTATGCTACGAGGGGTAGGTAACGTTGCTTAATACCATACAGGATCCTACGCATGCCCCCTTGTTATAGTGTTATCTCCACAGTCAATAATGACTGATCCCAGGTCCTATTATACCACGTTCTAGAATGTCAGTATTCTATAGGACCAGGGATCAGTAGCAAGGGAGTAAATCTTGCTATTGATCTTACTTGTTTAGAGTAAATCATATATAATGCTTGACTATCCTATTGTCAAGTAGTAAAACAATTTAAATGCAAAATAAAAATAATAACCAAGAAAGAGGAAACATGACACAAAAAATAAGAATGAATACAGAGTTAAGAAACAAACTCTTTAATAAAATAAAAAATGTCTTTGAGAATGAGGACACGCAAGAACGTGAGGCATTTCTTAAAGCAAGAGAAACTGTAAATGATGAGTATGTAATTGCTCAACAGTTTGCAAAAGAAGTTGTTGAGAGATCATATCCTGTTGATGATGTTGCAACTTTAAGAACTTTCAAAAAGAAATATGGAAGTCCTTGTGATGTTGTTGCAAAAGATAAATGCTTTTACTTTGCTCATAGTGAGGACAAAGACGAAGACGGCGATATAAAAGAAACTAAATCACATTTTGATTTTGGTTTGTTTGGCAATCTAAATGGTAGTGAGTATAGTAGTGAAGACGGACAGAAGTTTGCAACTGCATATTTTAGAGAAGATTTAAAAGCTATGGATTGCAACCCAGATATCTTTGCTCAACAAAATGAAAACAAAGATAATCCACACAAAACAAAACATGTTGAGGCTTGTATGAAAG